GAAAGACTTAAACGAGCGTTTCTGGCAAAAAGTAGATAAAACTGGCTCATGTTGGATATGGACAGGCGCAAAGCTAAAAACAGGATATGGGTCAATTCGTATAAATAACAGGTCAAAACGGATATAGAGATTCTTTCGGCTCGCTTGTCTATTTTGGACTAAGCGGAACGAACGGCGCTATGCCGTATATTGCTTCAGCAAATTCCATGCGCTCCGGTGCCATGCGCAATATCTTTATGGGACAGGCCGGGGTAGATTATAAATCGTCTATACCAGCCGGGGCAAGGCCGCCAGCATCTTGGATTTTGGCACAAAAAAACGGCGGTATGTCGTCAAGAAATAGTGGGAAAATAACAAGCGAGGCAAGCGGAAGCGCCGTTATGGGGCTTCCGGCTACGTCCAGCGCAACCATTACATTAGACGTTCCCGACGCGACGGGCGGCCTTATCGTTTCCGGTTCTGGTACGGCGTCATTATCAATTTCAATGACTGGCCTTATTCTATCCATTGCCAGCGCATCTGGATCGGCCAGCGTATCTATTACACCCACGGCATTAATCGGGGCGAAAGCGGGGATATCGGGGCAATCAACCTTAACCGTCAGCGCAGCGTCTGAAATCACGGCGGTAGGATATATGTCAGGCCTTTCCACAAGTGAAACCGAGTTTTCCGCATCGTCACTTGCGCAGGCAGTATGGACAGCGGCGGCGGGGTCATATAACGGCGCTGGTACGATGGGAGAAAAATTAAATGACGCTGGATCCGCGTCCAACCCATGGACAGAAAGCCTAGAGGGGGCTTTGACAGCCGCAGATATTATGCGTATTCTGTTATCTGTCATGGCCGGAAAAACGACAATCGACGGAACGACCGTATCTTTCAGGGACGTGGCGGACACGAAAGACCGCGTCATAGCGGAAATGACGGGAAGCGAAAGAACAAATATCACGCTGGACGGGGGGCAATAATGCGCCATAGGGTTAGAATGCTTGAAACTGTCTTTGCCGCTGAAAACGGCATTCATGCCAAGCCATATTTTAAGGGCAAGACTTATAACGTTGCCGATCATTTAGTCGCCCAGTTTGTTCAAATGGGCGTGATAGAATTAGAAGACGACCGGGAATATGATATAATGGAGGCTCCCGAAAACAGGGTTGACAATCCGCCCAAGCGCAGGGGAAGGCCGCCGAAAGATGCAAAATAAAACGACTATTGAGGTTAAAACAGCCGCCGTTAATTTGCCCGTAACGCTTGCTATGGCAAAAACCTATTTACGGGTTGACGGGTCAAGCGACGACGATTTAATCACCCTTTATATTCAGGCAGCTACGGACGCGGCGCAAAAATACACGCGGCGCTATTTTATCACCACGACGCTGGTTTTAAGAAAAGATGGCATTTCTTGCGTTGATGATTATCCGCTTGATAGCGGCTTTTTTGTTGGTCATTATCCGTCTATTATATCTGGAAACCTATCTGTCAACCTTCCATATCCGCCGATTCAACGGATTAATTCAATCAAAACATATAATACGGCCAATACATCCGCCACATTCTCAACCGACGCATATGAACTTGATACAGAATATGGCCGAATTTACCTGAATAACGGGTATTCATGGCCGACTGATTTAAGAACGTTTCAAGCTTTTGAGATTGATTTTGACTGTGGTTATGGGGATGACCCGGAAGATGTCCCATCTGCTATCCGTCAGGCTATTTTACAGCACGTCGGGCAGCTTTATTCTTGCGGCGGATCTTGTGAGATGAACGATAGCTGCAAGGGGCTTTTAAACTCATATCGACTTTATGACGGGTTTGGATATGGCCTGTAATGATTTCCCAAGGCAGGCAAACGAACGGATAATCATACAATCCCCGACGGAAACGGGCGACGCTTTTGGGGGGCGTTCCGTTTCATGGTCAAATCTGGGGACATACTGGGCGGTTGTTACGCCATTATCGGGTAGCGAGATCATCGCGCAAAACACCACCCAAAGCCGGACAACTCATAAATTTACTATCAGATATCAGTCTGGATTAAAAGACATTACGGATATATCCGATCATCGAATATCTTTTGATGATCGGTACTTTGCCATTAACTATATCAGAAACCTTGACCGCAACATGAAAAACCACGGGACGGAATATCAAGAGATATTCACAGAAGAAAACGGGGCGGATATCAATGGCTAGCTTTAAGGTCGAAATCAAGGGTGATAAAGAATTTAATCAATTGCTTTCAAAGATAAAAAAGAGATCGCCGGAGCATCTTGATTTTATCTTGAACAAGGCCGCCGAGGATACAAGGACGGAGGCGGTTAAAAGCATCAACGCGCATCAAAGCAGTGGGAATGTATACCAGCGCGGGACAATCCGACATACCGCATCTTTGCCCGGAAGCCCCCCCAATACAGATACGGGCAATCTGGTAAAAAACATCACAAAAACGGAAATCAAGGGCGGGTACGAAACCGGAAGCCGCAAAGATGCACCTTACGGATTATATCTGGAATATGGGACAAGAAAGATTAGGCCGCGCCCTTGGCTTGCCCCAGCATATAACAAGGCAATCGAAGGACTAAAGGAAAGCATCAAAAGGAGGATGAATGACGGACTCCTATAGAGATTTAATACAGGCCACGATATCGGCGCTAAAGGGCAACGCACCATTAACCGGGGTCGTCGGTCAGCGCATTTATACGGACGTTCCAGACAATGAAACCTTCCCCTATGTGGTGGTTAGAATGTCAAGCATCGACTATTCGACCAAAGAAACCCCCGGCATGGAACATACCATACAGATCAGCGCATTTTCCCGTGAAACATCTTTAAATCAGGTTACGGACATCCGCCAAAAGATTTATAATGTTCTTAATAGGAACGAAGCGGGCTTGTCATCTGCGAGCGTTTCAAATATAATATTTAATGGGATTTCCGATGTGTTTAAAGACCCTGATGGGCAGACTTGGCAATCGGTGATACAATTCAGGGCGGTTATTTTATAAGGAGGCCATATGGCAGCGCAAAAGGGCAGATCGTTACTTTTACAAATGGACAATGCCGATAATGACACGTTTGTTACTGTTGCTGGAGGCCGTACTCACAGCATTTCCGTTAATGAAACGGAACTTGACGTGACATCTAAGGATGATAGCGGTATCCGCCAGCTATTGGATGGAAATATTCTGCGTACCGTTCAAATCTCAGGCTCTGGCGTTTTTACTGACGCCGCTGGTCTTAATATTTTCCGAGATTCGGCGCTGGCTGGAACCCATAAAGAATTTAAGATTATTATCCCCGGAACGTCATCTGCTGGCGGTGCCTATCAGGGCTTTTTCCGCATTACTTCGTTTGAAGAAAGCGGGGAATATACCGGGGAAGTCCAATACAGCTTTACGCTGGCTTCGGCTGGCGCTGTTACTTGGACGGACGCCGTTTAATTTTCATCTTTGCCTCTCCCTACTTAAACCCACGTCTTGCGCGTGGGTTTTTTTTGTTTTATTGTAGAATTAAGGAGTTTTATACATGAAAAACATTGAAGGTATATTCACGGTTGAATTAGAAGACGACGAAAGAAAGTTAAAGGCGACTTTCGGGGCTATTGAAAAGATTGAAGAAAACATCAAGCCGATCATGTCGCTTTTGCAGGATGCACTATCATATCAAGTAAAATTCACTGACATGGTTAAGGTGTTCCATATCGGTCTTGCCGCATATGGTGATACAAGGCTAAAAAAAGAACAAATTGGCGACGCCATCTTAAAAAGCGGCATGGCATCATTTATTCCGGTTTACGTTGAATACCTTACCTATTGCGTGACTGGCGGCAAGGAGGGTAAGGAAAACCCTTTGGTGCAGGAATAGACTTTAAAAACACGCCATTTCCTTTAGAGAGTTATTATCAAATTGCCCTAGGTGTGTTAAAATTAAGTCCTGATACATTCAGGGCTATGAGCGTCTGCGAGTTTTGCTTGGCCGTTGATGGTCATTTAATATCTATGGGCGCAAAGCGCGATGGCGTGACGCGGGACGACGTTTTTGAAATGGAAAAAGAATGGCGAAACAGACAGTCCAAGAGCTAGTCGTTAAGTTTATAGGGGATACGAAAAGCCTAGACAGCTCTTTGACCAAAGCTAGGGGCGCTGTTTTAAATGTCGCAAAAAACATAGCATCGGCGGTTGGTTTAAGCACTGGCGCGTTAACGGCGTTTGGCTTGGCGTCTGTAAAAATGATCGGCCAAAACGACGATCTGGCAAAATCGCTTGGCCTGACATACGCTGAACTTGTCAAGTTAGACTTAATTGCAAGAGAGGGCGGAAGTAATATCAACTCTTTAGCGTCGGCGCTGGGAGTGATGCAAAGAAATCTTGTTCAATCGTCATCTGGCGATGATAGCCCATTTAAAAGGCTTGGGTTAGACGTAAAGGAAATTATTAATCTTTCGCCGGAAAAACAGTTTTCTTTGATTGCCGAAAGCATATCAAAAATAGAAAACCCGGCGCAAAGAACATCCATCGCAATGGAAATCTTTGGTAAATCTGGGCGCGAGCTTAATCAGATCTTATCTGAATATAAAACCAAAGCAGACGATGCGCAAAAGTTTACTGAAAAATGGAAACTAAGCCTAAGCCAGATAGATGTTGAAAAGATCAGCGCGGCTGAAGATGCTTTGGGCAGAATAGGGCTTGCCGCGAGGGGAACGTCTGGGGTTATAGCGGCTGAATTATCCCCCGCCATAGAAACCCTTGCAAACGATATTCTTGATACTGATTTTAATGCCAAAATGTTATCAGATACGACGGCATTTTTGGCGGAAACATTTATCGGCGTTGCAGATGTCGGAAAAAAAGCATTCCAGACGATAAGGGCGGCCATGGCGGCGGTTTATTCTGCTATTACGTCAGCTGTTGCCGGGATATTAGATATGCTGGCAAGCGTTGACGAGGCCATGAGAGGCGTCGCCAATAGGATACCGTTTCTTAAAGATAAGATTGCAGATGCAAGCGATTTAAGGGCGGCTGCGGATGCCGTCAAAAACCACGCACAAAAATCTATAGAAACGCTAAAGGATGAGGCCAATACGGTCATTTATAGCGAGGGGCTATATCAAAAATACCTGAACACAAAAAAGAAATACGACGCACAGGCGGCAAAAAAAACAGACAAAAAAAACTTTTATTCGAGCACAACAACGGGGGACGGTACGTTTCCATTTTTATCTGAAGAAGCGGCGCAAAAAGCCGCAGAGGGGATGAAAAACATTGCAAAAGAAACGGACAATGCAAAACGTTCATTTGAGGATATGGGGCGCGGAATAGATCAGTCTTTTGATACGTTTGTCGATAGCATCGCGCGCGGGGAAGACGCATTAGAAAGCCTTAAAAAAGTTGCGTTTGACGTTCTTAAATCAATTATTGATGGTGTATTTCAGACAGCAAGCGGCGGATCAAAAGGCGGTGGTATAGGAAGCGCCATAGCGCAAAGCATTGGAAATATATTCCAATCAAGCAGCGCCGGAAGCTCCGGAGCAAGTGGACTTTTTGGCAGCATAGGAAAGATATTTGGATTCGCCAAGGGCGGGGTCGTATCTGGTGCTAACCTATTTCCGATAGGTGGAAATATTGGAATGATGGGCGAAAAGGGCGCTGAGGCCATTATGCCATTAACACGTGGTGGGGACGGAAAACTTGGCGTTGCCGCGCATGGAAATACGGGCAAAAACATCGTTCAGAACATCAATATTTCGACCGGAGTTCAACAAACCGTTAGGGCAGAATTTTTAAGACTATTGCCCGAAATTAGAGAAATATCTATTTCTGCCAATCAAGACGCGGCCAGACGGGGGATTTAATGCCAACATATCCGCTTTCATTCCCAAGTGTAGGTGTTCAAAACAGCTATTTCAGGCTTGTCAGAATTGTTAAAAAAAACATGTCACCATTTACGGGTGAGGAACAAATATTTAGGCATCAGGGCGAATGGTGGGAGGGAGAAGTCACGTTAATACCCATGCGACGCCAAGATGCCGCAACGGTTCAGGCGTTTCTTGCCGAATTGAGGGGGCAATCAGGGACTTTCTTGTATGGCGATCCTGACGCGCTGGCGCTTGGTACAATGGGCGCTGGCGGCACAATAACCGTTAATGGCGCCAATCAAACGGGCAACTCCCTTTCCGTTGATGGCATGACGACAAGCACAAGTAACATTTTAAAGCCGGGCGATTATTTCCAGCTTGGAACGGGGACATCGGCAAGGCTTTATATGGTTACACAGCCCCTAAATAGTAATGGTTCAGGACAAGGTACGCTTACATTCGAGCCAGCCCTTAGATCATCTCCGGCGGATAATCAGGCCGTCATTATAACTTCTCCAATGGGGCTTTTTAGACTGTCTGATAACGTCAGCGAATGGAACGCGGATAGATCAAATATATATAATATAACCATCCCATTTAGAGAGGCATTGTAATGGCGCGAGATTTAACCGCCGATATGGTGACGGCCTTTTCTGAAAAGGTTGTTACGCCTGTCTATTTGGCCGAATTATTCTTTGAAAGCCAGACAATCAGAATGTGGTCTGGATATGGCACCTTAAATTGGGCGGATAATGAATATCTGGGCGGCGGTCATTTTATAGGGGTTTCCCCTATCGACGAAACGCAAGACATACAAGCCAAGGGAATTATATGCTCTTTAAATGGCGTATCATCAACTTTGATATCGGCCTCTTTATCTGAAAGGGTTAGGGGGCGTCCATTCAGGCTTTATATTGCTTCGGTTTCAACGGATACGATTGCGCCAAATCAGGGGGGCGGGGTCGTAAATACTGAGGATGGCGGCATTGTTAATACGGAAGATGGCGGGGTTGTTCTATTAGAGAATAACCTTGTTGATACGCCATATCGGATTTTTTCCGGCCTAATGGACGTGATAGAATATATTGATAACGGGGAAACGGCAAATATCAGGCTTTCTGTTGAAAATATTTTAATCATCGGACAAAGGCAAAAGATATCAAGATATACAAACGAAGATCAGCGCAAGAAATATCCAAACGATGCAGGACTATCATTTATAAACCAACTGCAAGATAAAGAGATCGTATGGTAAGAAAAGAAAACTGGCCGCTTGAATTAAGCGCATTCTTAAAAGAAAAATACAGCGAGCCTTTTAAGTGGGGCGAAAACGATTGTATGCTTTTTGTATCAAAGTGCGTTGAAAAATTAACTGGGGTTAATTTTTATAATGAGTATCTGGGATATGATACAGAGGCGGGGGCGAAAGAGGTTTTAAAAAAAAATAATGGGGTTATCGGCATTATAAATAAATGCTTGGGTGATGGAAGTAAAAACCCACTAACGGCCAAGCGTGGTGATATCGCAATTGTTAAAATGCCAGAAATAACCGCCGGAATAGTTGATGATACGGGGCAGAATATCGCTGTTGTTAATAAAAACGGAATTTATAGATTGCCTATAAAAAGCGCCATGCGCGTCTGGAGTTATTAATGCCACAGGCCATTGTAGCAGCGGCAGTATCGGCGGCAGCCTCTTATTTTACGGGCGCTTCGCTGGCTATGGTCGGTCTAAAATTCGTAGGATCTCTTGTTTTGGGGGCGGTATCTCAAGCCCTGACGCCAAAGCCAAAAAAGCCGCAATCCGCCGCTATCCAGCAATCGAGCGTGCAGTCAAACACATTCGCCCTTAGACAGTCAGACCTGACGAGGCAGCACGTTTATGGACATACGCGCATTACACGCGGATATGCACATATGCAATCAACCGGAACAAACGGGACGCTTCATATTATCCTTATTTTGTGCGAGGGCGAACTAACGGCAATTAATGAAGTATGGGTTAATGATTACGCCATACCTAATGACTGGATAGACAGCAACGGAAATGTAACGCAAGGCAGATATTCCGGCTATATGACGATTAAAAAACATCTGGGTTCCGTATCGCAAAGCGCGGACGGCTCCGCCGTTGCGAATATGTCTGGATGGTCTAATGATTGCAAACTAAGCGGGATTGCATATCTTTATATCACGCTTAAAAAAAATCAGGACATATATCCTAATGGGGTTCCCAATTTCAGCGCCATTGTTGAGGGTAAAAAAATATATGACCCAAGGACGGATAGTAATAAATTCACCACAAACATTGCATTAATGTGCAGTGATTTCATTACAAATAATGAATATGGTTTTGGCGCTTTAGATGACGATATTGATATGGTGAATGTCGCGGCGCAGGCCAATATATGCGACGAAATAGTAGATACTGAATTTGAAGAAACAGAGCTTAAAAGCGTATCAAGCTCCGTTATCACCCTAAAGGGCGATATGCTGAAATATCAATACGGCGATAGGGTTCAAATAACCACAACCGGAACGGCTCCGGGCGGAACATCAACCGGAACGAATTACTATGTTATTCCGCATCAGGTAAAGGATACCCCGCGCCTTATGCTGGCGACTTCATTGGCGAACGCCCTTGATAAAATTAATATTACAATTACGGACGCCGGGACTGGCACCGTCAACATAAGAAAAACGGGAGAGCCAAGATATCACGGCGGCGGGGTTATAGATACAGAAGATAATTTATCTAATACACTAAGCGATCTTGCGGTTTCAATGGCCGGAAGGGTCGTTAATATTGGCGGATATTGGACTCTTGTCGCTGGGGCGTGGCGCACGCCAACGGTTGATTTTGCCGCCGGGGATATTGTAAGCGACGGGATTTCATTTAAAAGCTCCGCATCCATGTCTGATTCTTATAATGAAGTTAAAGGAACGTTTATTTCCCCACTTAACTTTTACCAATCGTCTGATTATCCATCGGCGGTTTATCAGGAGTTTATAGATCAGGACAACGGGATTAAATCCACAAAGGATATAGCCCTTCCCTTTACGCAAAGGCCGACGACCGCGCAAAGAATAGCAAAGATAGAATTATTTAGGGGGCGTCAGGATATTGTTGTCAGGTCGTCTTTTACGACAAAAGCCATGCAAGTCCAGCCTGCGGACGTTGTTACATTGACCTTAGATCATTTAGGCTGGGATGAAAAAGAGTTTGAGATTACTGAATTTTCCTTTGACACAAACGATGGCGCTTTATTGTGCCGGATGACCCTTCGTGAAACGGCGGGGGCGATTTACGATTGGACAAGCGGAGAGGCCATAGATTTTGACCCCGCCCCTAATACCAACTTGCCAGACCCCTTCACGGTTCAGGTTCCAACCGGAGTTAGCTTTAACAGCCGCGCCATTGATACAAGGGACGGGGACGTTTTATATAAACTTCAATTGCAATGGGATCATCACCCGGACGCCTTTGTTACGTCATATGGTGATTTTGAAATACAATTCAAAAAAAGCGATGATGCGGATTGGCTACCATCTTTCTTTGTAGATGGAGATCAGATAAAGGCCGATGTCGTCAGTTCGTCCGTTGGAATTGAATATGATTTAAGAATAAGGGCGCGAAATAACTTGGGAGTTAGATCAAACTGGGTTACAATAACTAACGCAAGTGTAGGTGCTTCTGGCGGGGTTGGCACAACGGAAGACTGGCGCACATTTAGTGACTTGGTAACAACGACGGACGACTGGGGATTGTTTAGCGATACAGTTACCACGACAAAAGACTGGGGATATTTCACCTAATGACTGCTACACAAACACAAATACGCAGGGATACGGCCTCAAATTTAGATGGGGTAACGCCAGCTTTAGCAGAACTTGGTTATGATACCACAAATAAAAGATTGCGCGCTGGCGATGGATCGACGCTAGGCGGCATTATGCTTCCCAACTATATTGATAACCAAAAACACTCATTTCAAGCCGCTACGGTCGGGGGAACGGCTGACGCAATAACCCTTACGATATCACCAGCGCCAGCCGCATATTCAACCCACCTAACGATAAGATTTCTTGCAACCGGAACGAACACCGGGGCTGTTACTGTAGATGTTAATGGGCTTGGCACTAAAAGCCTTTATAAACTATCAAGCGGCGCTCTTAACGACCTATCCGCCGGGGATATTGTATCCGGGGCATACTACGAAATAACATATAATGGTACAGAATTTCAGGTACTAAATATATTTGCTGGCGGATTGATATCCGTATCTCAGGGGAATTTAAATACATCGACGGGCATCGTTTCCAGATCGGCGTCCGGGACAAACCAATATACGGGGCCGGGCGGTCAATACGGCTTCTGGCCAACTCTTCATAGATCAAGCACGCATTCTTTTAGTGGGGCGTATGCCTCTCCATATTACGCGGGGCAATCTTCAGACCTTCTGACCACTACATCAAACTATATCGCGTTAAGCATTACAACATATACAAGCGGCACGTTTTCGGCGCAGCAAAGATATATTACATCGTCGCCGCCGTTTGATATGGGAGATGGTGAGGCCGGTGGGTTCTTTTTTGCAACTGTAGATAATAACGGAAAGATAGTTGATAGTTATGTTGCCGATGTTCCCCCGTGGGCATATAACGGAAAAACCCGCATAACGGCTGACTATCAATGCCCGATTACAAAGAAAAAATTTATTAAGAAGAATAGCGCCATTAGCTTGAGAGATACTTTAAATGGCAGAAAAAATAAACCCTCTCTTGTTGAAATAACGAACGATTTAAAAAATGCCGATATGTCTGATATTCCACATCCTTTTTTAAACGTTGACCCCGGCTTAACGGTTATCATGTTAGACCCCATGGATGACAAGATGAAAAGGTTGATTGACTTCCAAAATGAAAATGGAAGTCAGGAAATTATAGATCAAATATCTGGCGGTTATTTTGAAATTGATAATACGCCAATCAAAAGATGCGCGCCTGATGGCGTAAAGGTTTGTAAGTTTAAATATAAATTTTCGGGCAAAAAATGACTGATTTAAAAATATCTCAATTTTCTGACGGCGGATCTATACAATCAACCGATAGCGTGGCCGTTGTAAGATCTGGTGTAAATACCAAGGTTACGGTCGGAAGCTCGGCATCCCTAGATGCCGGAAACACTATAGGAGATGTTCTTTTGATTGAAGATGTTGACGGAAACGCTGGTCTTCCCGCTATCGATGGAAGCCAATTGACAGGGCTTGCAAGCGGCGTTTCCAAGCCATCAGGCGGCGTTTGGGTTGCGATAGGTGATAGTATAACCCAAAACAGCATTGGCGCGTCTACAGCTGGGACAAACGGATATAACACTTATTACCATCAGCGCGGTTATATTAACTGGTTCCAATGTAAAACAGGATATCCTTACAGCCATATTCCGCATTATCTGGGTCAGACAACGCCTATTTTCGGCCATAATGTAGCAATCGGCGGTGAAGAAACCAAGGATATGCTGGCAAGATTTACAAAAGATGTTTTATCGCTTAAGCCTAATATCGTTTCTATTATGGCCGGGACAAACGATATTAAGGCCGGGGTTTCCGCCGAAAGCATTTTTTCAAATATTAAACAAATGGCACATCTATCAATAGATAGTGGGGCTTATGTCTTAATTTTTACCATCTTGCCTAGGAACGATTCGGACGGGAATGAGTTTACGTCCGGGGAAGAAGTCATACGCCTTGCCGTAAATAGCTTGCTTGTAAACCTTGGACAATCATGGAGTGAATGCCTGCATGTTATAGAATGCGACGCATTTATGATTGACGGAACGACGGGCATGTTAGATGAAGAATACGCATATGACGGACTTCATATTAACTCTAAAGGCGGCTGGATTATTTCTGAACAAGGCATTATTCCTTGGTGGCAAAATGTGGCGGATACTGAAAGAATCCCCAGAAAAACGCCAAGCGATTACAATGTTACCACAAACCCGTTCGGGAATATTTTAACAAACTCTGTTTTTTCTGGAACTGGCGGAACGCTATCGACCGGATCAAGCGGAACGTTGCCTGACAACTGGCGGGCGGAAAGATCAAGCGGATCGACTATTACTACGACGTTTTCAATAGTATCTCAATCCGATTGGAACGGCAACACGGCCAATTTTATCAGCGGTGTTTATTCTTCGCCCGGAACTGGCGTTGATCCGGAATCTTTCAGGATAAGAACAAGCGCAACTATTACAACCCCGCTGGTTACGAATACTTGGTATATTGCCGAAGTTGAAGTCATTATGTCTGCGGCGTCTGGCACAAACCCGATTAGAAGCGTTTACCTTGAAACGCGGGATCAGACAGGCGACGATAGTATTGTTAGATGTTTTTCAACTGCATATACAAATGGAAGCGTTAAGGACATTTTCCCGGAAACGGAAGAACGCTTTATTTTAAGAACGCCCCCACTTCTTATAGATGGGACGACGGGCGTTTTATTTTATATGATGGTCGATATGGACGGTACTGTAAATAATACACGTACCGTTAAGTGGGGACGACCGACGCTTATTCCGATGATAAATCAGCCGGAAATAGTTGATTGTTCTATCATTGAAAAGAATACAAGCGTTGCGGCATCCCCTAATCTTATTGATCCATTTGAAGTTAATAAGATTTTTACAAATGAGGGCGCGACGGCGTTAAATGTCCATACGCTTCCAACGGGTCTAACATTGCTTGGGCAGCAATATACATTCATCGTTCAGGATTCAGACGGGATCAAAGTAAATGCCGCATCAGGATCGACAATTAGGATTGGCGGTTCCGTGTCTGCTTCAGGTGGCTATATACAAAGCACAACGGTAGGATCGACCGTAACAATTACCAATATAAACCCGACGGAATGGGTTGCGCTTTATTCAACCGGAACGTGGACTGTAACATGAGTGAAGAACTATTTAGGGCGCTTGGCCGTATAGAAGGAAAAATAGACAGTATCGAGGCCAATACTGCCGCCATAAGCAATAAGGTAGATGGACACGACAAAAGAATTAACACGCTTGAGGGGTTTAAGGCGCAATTAATGGCCGTTGCTGCCGTTGTCGGGGCGGCTGGATCATTCGCTTGGGACTTTTTTAAAAACAAATTCGGGGCATAATATGGGTCATGAACGCCTGATTAAAATGTTGGAAACCCAAAGAATGTTTAATCATGGCCGAGAGCTTCATGAAAGAACAATGGAAAGCGAACTAAAAACGATATTAACCACCCTGATCGATTGTTTAGATCGGGTTGAATTATTGATAGATAGAGTAGAAAATGAAAGACTTAATTCTAAAGAAATTAAAGCCTCATCTGATTGAGCGTGAGGGCGTTAGATACTATGTTTATAAAGACAGCCTAGGAAAATTAACGGGCGGCGTTGGCCATTTAATACTTCCAAAAGATAATCTTAAATATAAAGACCCCATCCCCCGTGATATCGTTGCAGAATGGCTTGACTTTGACGCAGGGAAGGCCGTGGACGCGGCGTTGCTTCAGGCGCAGGAAATGGGCGTCAAAGATATTGATTTTATCGTGGCGCTTTCTGGCGTCAATTTCCAGCTTGGCACAGGATGGGTTAAGAAGTTTTATAATACTTGGGATCTTCTAAAGCGCGGGCGGTATTTTGACGCGATTGATAATATAGAGAAAAGCCAATGGGCAAAACAAACGCCCGTTCGGACGAGGGATTTTTGTTCGGCTATCCGTATGCTGGCATTGACCAGCCCTAAAAAAAACGTGCAATCGGGCGGGAAAATTGTTAAAATGAACTTCAACAAGGGGAATAAAAATGTTTAAAGGCTATAAAACTTTTATTTTTAACATTCTGGCGGCCATTCTTCCGGTGCTTGAAGCATCTGGCGCTGACCTTGGCCTTAGCGGTCAAGCCCTTGCGCTTTATGGTCTGGGCGTGACGATTGGGAACATCGTTTTGCGCTTTTTGACCTCAACGCCAATTGGAAAATCTGAATAATTGCTTAAGATGGTCTTTGATCTGGCCGTATGGCCATACAAACCACAGGCCGATAATGAATATTTATTCCTTGACGATCGGGACTATGAGTTTGTGCCGTGCGGTATTTGATACTGTCTATTATTGCTCTTTCTATCCTGTCTGGTCTTGCCTATACAATCAGGAAGGGCGGGGCAGACAGCGCGAAGGCGGAATGCCTGAAGGCACAGGAAAGGGTCTTAAAAGATGACACGCGCCGCTTATCTAACCGTCCTAAGTCTAACGATGATGTCATTAACCGCCTGCGCCAATGGGGGGATCGTTCCAGAAAGGCAGAGGATAAATCCATCTAGCGATTTTCTTTATTGCTTGGCTGACGAATATGAGGGGAATATTCATGGCGAATGCACGAAAGAGGTTATAAAAGATTGGGTTGCCATAAACGAATATTAAAAGTCTTTTTTTACCCACCTGTAAAAATTCGCTGCGGAACAATCAAAGCTTTCACACAATTCTATAATTACCAGATCGTTATATAAAACCATATCGCCGCATATACAAATCACATCGCGCCTGTATTCCATCAGGGAAGCCTTCCATATTTTTCTTGCAGCTCTGATATATGGAACGATTTTATAGATTTAATGCGCTTGTCTTTAATCATAATAATGTGACACCCGTACCAAAACTCTTTTCGAGTATCCTTGGCATATGATGGCACGTAACCATCTGGCATAAAACATCCGCCGTTAAAAGCTACGACTGACAAAGACGCTCCGAACTTTGCCGCCGACCACTCATCTTTTTTATGGGTGTGGCCATAACATATATCACGTATTGATTTTTCGGCTATTTGCTTGCATCCCGTTTCGCTTTGGACGGGCTTGCCGTTGGCGTTGAATGGAACATGGGTAAAGTTTACCCCGGCGATGTCTAAATACTCTCCATATCTCACATATCCCCACTTATGGCGCTCTAAAATATCAAGGTACATATTAACCGGGATTCCGTACATTTCCGGGTTTTTATCCTGATAATTCCACAGCCTGTGTTCATGGTTTCCTAACGTAATAAACTTTGGGCAATCGTGCAGTAAATTTAAGGCCATCAATTCCCTTGCCTCGTTTGAGGCGTCAAGATCGCGCTGCAATGACGGTTTTAGCTTGCCTTTATATGTTTCGTTTCCCTCATGCCCACATAAGCTATGGAAGTCGTCAAAATCGCCCCCATCAACAATAAAGTCTGGCCTTTCATCGTTTGCAAGTCCTGCAATCCACAAAAAACGCTCCATAGGGAGCGTTGGTTGATTATGCGCGTCTGTAAAATAAAGAACCTTTGTAAAGCCACTCTTTGGCCTAATATCTTCATTTAAAATAGATATTTTTAATTTTGACACCAAAATATATTATCACAATTTTCTTTTGTAATCTCTAATCTTTTTAAATTTCAGGTAATACATAGGATCTGACTTGGTGAAGATATCATTTTTGTTTACGTACTCAGCATATCCCTCCCTTACCAGCGCCCCAAGTGTTTTGGTATAGCATTTCAACTCATAGGCGGTGTATTCTTTGCCTAATTTCATTTTTTCCAATGTTTGAATTTGCAAATAACTTAATTTGTTCATTTTTTACTTTCTTTAGTGCGTGGGCATCCGGCGGCGGAAAAAGTGACCATCACTTTGTATCCCAAGACGGTTAAATATCCGCCGCCGAATTAGTTGGACGGGTGCCGGGCTTGATTCCGGCTTGGACGCACAAGGCAGACCTTAGCTTGTCCAGCGATACGCTTCAAAGAGACGGTCTGGTATATCTCTCCGCTAATATCGTGCGTGTCCTTCCACGCCGACCCATCCAGTCTAGCCCTGCCACGTTGATTGACCACAACAGGGCTAGACAAGAGGGGTTATTTTATTACGGAATTATACGCTTTAGGGCTTTATCGCTAGGCATAGTAAATCCTCCAAAACATTGTTGTTTCCGCGATTGTTATACCGATATGTCAATTCGTTCATGTAAAGCGGCAGATACTTTTTGCTGACATGGTGGAATTGCCCGTACACGGCCCGTTTAACGATGGCCCAAAAGCCTTCGATTGTGTTGGTGTGGATGTTCCCAAACTGGCCTGAAAAAAGGTCACGGCGGGAATAACCGTGTTTATGGCTGATAGTGCGGTGAATGACCTTGGCGTTCATCCCGTTATAGCCGCTGTATTCGTCGGTGTTCAAAACGGTTTTGGCGGGGTCCATCATAGCCGCCATGAAACGCTGCATATCGGCGGCGCTCATTTCGTCTTTTGATACCACCTTGGCCTTGACCCTACCGCCGCGCTCTACCGCGCCCACGACAGGCTGTTTGTCCGATCCTCTACCACGCGGCCAGCCCTTATCGTCGGGGTCTTTATGGTTGCTCTTGCGGGGCTTCCCGCCGACAAAGGTTTCATCCATTTCCACGATGCCAGCCAGCAGCTTGCCATCGTCCATCATGGCCTTGCGTATCCGGTGCATCATAGACCAGACCGTAGCTGACCGCATTTCCAAATCACGCGCTGCCCGTAACGCTGACAGCCCCTTCTTGGCGGAAAACATGAGGCTGATAAGCAGGAACCAACGCTGCAAATCAACGTGGCTGTTGTGGAAAATCGTTCCCACGGTCACGCTAAAAGACTTGCGGCACAGGCTGCATTGCCAACGGCTGCGGCGGTCCTGTTCGGTGTGCTTTGATACCCGTTCGCTCTTGCAGTAAGGGCAATGCGGTTTGCCCTTCCAGCGCACGGTTTCAAGGTGTTCGATGCAGGATTCCTTTGTCGGAAAACGGCGGTAAATGGCAATGATGCTGGTCATGGTCTTCCTAATTCTAAAATATCAATATAATGCGTAAATCTCTTCCAATTTCCGAATACAGTTAAGTCATTTCCCGTCCGTATCCTTTGTTTTTGATCGTCCCAAAGAATGAGAGAGCGTCCAACCGGATTTTTTAAAGCCCCGCTAGGGTCAAACAATTCTGTTGTTGGTTTCCAAAGAAATTGACGTTTAACAGTCTGTATAATATCGTTCATTTCGCTTATGACTGGCGGTCCATTTAAATCGCATAACATTCCAAAAAGAGATTGATATTTATCCATTTCTCAGCCTCATTCTTTCACGGTATGCAGGGCCTGCTAATTTACTTTTTAATCGTTTTAATTCTTGGTATTCCCAGAAACCTCTTTCATATAATTCTCGTATTCCTGCTGGTGCGTCCAGATGGTCTAAGTATGCTATAAACTTTGGTTTTGCGTTATTAAGAGCTTTTTCGGCAGCTTCGTATGCAGTAATAGCGTTCATGCTTCACCGCCTTGTACTTTCTCTTTTGCAACCGCTAAGGCTTGATTGCACAGATTTTCCCACGCTTTAATTTTCGCAATTTTAGAAGTCAGTATTCCGTCACCTTTAGGACGATTGCGAATTAAATTATTGTAAAGCTGACATTCAGAATAACCGTCATCATTAGGGGTTAGATTGTGGATAATTGGCAAGAACCTCATTTCAATCTCCTTGGGTTTTTAAGTTTTTAACTATCTATATCATATTATAACTAAATATAGTCGTCAAGCCCTAAAGCGTATAATTCCGATAATTTTTAAGTACTCTTTTTGAGCAGTGTTTGGACTAACAGCATAAATTTCTAAAGCCTCGTCCAGCCCTTCAATCGGTTCGTGTGTCATTTGGTTTCTCCAAACTGCAAGTTAATAAGGTCGCACAAAGCCCGGTACGCTTTCCCGTAGTGATTATCTCCGTGCTTTTCTTCAACAGCTTTCAGAAACTCGTCCATCGTGCCAAAAAAGCAGCCCGTTCTTATTTCAACAACCCTGTCTGACTTTCTTTTGTGTGCGAATAGGGTTCGAGCACCTGATCCAAATCCTTGAAAAACTAACAGGTCTGTCCCAGACAGGTCTGCCCCAAACAGGTCTGTCCCACACAGGTCTGCCCCAGACAGGTTTGCCCTAGACAGGTCTGCCCCAGACAGGTTTGCCCCACACAGGTCTGCCCTAGACAGGTCTGCCCCACACAGGTCTGCCCTAGACAGGTCTGCCCCACACAGGTCTGCCCTAGACAGGTCTGCCCCACACAGGTCTGCCCTAGACAAAATGACCCCGGCATTAACAGCCTCTCGTATCGCCAAACCTTTTTTCACACCATCTGGCGCGTCACTTGGACATTCAATCTTTGCGGAATAAATGACACTTCCTGTGTACCTATTTTTTATGTCGTATATTTCGGTCATATCTTCCCTCTACTTCGCCGTTAATCCCGGAAGACGTTCGGCGCCTTCCATAAACGCCCGCAGATCAATGCGCGGATTGTTCCGGCACGCCTGCTTAAACTGCGCCGCCGCTTCTCTGGCGCGTTCCTGATCGGTCATTGTGGCATGAAGCCCATACACGCCCCGCTCGGTCTGGACGGGTACGTGCACGCCGTTACCCTGCCCCGTCACAGCCTCGTCGATCTGCGAGAAGCGCGAATACGAATTAAACGCCATCGCATTGCGGTTCAGGCAGTCGTGGTACTCGTCCGCCAAGGCTTGCGCAGAAAAGAACGAGGCACAGAGGGCAATGGGGAGGGTGGGTTTCATTTCTGGTTATCCTTTTTATTTAGAATAAGCGTACCAAAGCAAACGGTTCCTTTTTCAACGCGCTCACACCTGATTTCCATTTCATCGGGTTTTGGCTCGCGCCATAGGCAGAGACCGGCGAAAATGCGAAGTCCAGAGGAAAGGGCTTGGCACTGGATATAAAAGCCAGCCTCGATGCCCTCACCAGCCTCGATGCCCTCACCAGCCTCGATGCCCTCACCAGCCTCGATGCCCGAGCCAGCCTCGATGCCCTCACCAGCCTTGATGCCCTCACCAGCCTCGATGCCCCAGCCAGCCTCGATGCCCTCACCAGCCTCGATGCCCTCACCAGCCTCGATGCCCGAGCCAGCCTTGAATAGAATATAACCGGCAGCTTTCAGTGATCCGAAGCGGACGTATCCAAGGCTCTTATCGGCCTCAATATGCCCATCGTAATCGGAAAGATCGGGGCCGATATATTTGTTGTTTTTGTCCAAATGTTCTTTGGTAATTAAAAACGTTTTCATGACTTTTCCCCGTCCAGAACGCGGATCATTTTATTAGCCACTATGTCGGCGGACTCCGCCCATTGTTTCATAATCTCCTCGTCTCCTTTTCTTTCAATGTCCCAATATCTTTGGATCAGCCCAATCAAGGCGCACCCGGCGAAGAAGTCGCGGCGGGATATGGTTTCGATTGGCATCGGCTTTTTATCTTCCGAGGTCTTTTGCTCCCCCGCCATCGCGTGAAGGCCGTTTTGGTCATCAAAAACAAATAACTCACTATTTATGCTTTCTTCTATAAAAGCATTCGCGCCCCATATCGTTTCAAATCTATGTTCTATATATCCGCGCACCTCCGGGTAGAGTTGCTCGGTTACAACCCACTTACCGTTTTTATCTTTATACGGCTCCGATAAATCGCATTTTTTAGTCATCTTGATTTTCCTTTCTAATATCACTCAGCCAACCGCGTTTTTGAAAAACAGGCCTATTTTGATCCAAACGAAAACGAACGGCGGCGAATCCGAAAAACAATACCCAGATGCACCACCCAATAATTGCATTTACATTAAATGCTATGTTTTTAGTCATCTTGTTCTCCTATTTGTCTTATAAAATATACACTCACCGAATGTATATCGAACCTTTCGGTTTTTTTTCAAAAATAACGATGTTTTTGCTTTTTGAGGTTGCCAATATAATTAACAACTCTCTTTCATAAGCCTGACAAATCGTTTCAATAACAGACATGTTATTATAGTCGCCCATTACCTTCATATCGGCGCTTGCTTCGGCCAGCGCCTCAATAATATAAGGAATGATTTCTTCTCTTACTTTTGTCATTTTATCCCCCTATAAACCGCATACGGAAGGACTGCCGCCCATGGCAATACATCCAATTGTAAACGTCCAAGATAGAATAACAAAAAAAGCCAAAACACCCAAAGCTGCTAAAAATGTTTGTATTGTTTCCATTGATGATTCTCCTTCTTTTTAAAACTATAAAGGAATTTACAAACTAGTCAACGCCTATTTTAACAAAAATTGGTTTGACAGATTATCTAATTCCTTAAGGTTTTTAACGGCCTGATTAAAATAAGATGACTTTAGCTCTATTCCCAATCCTTTTCTGCCAAGCTCTACAGCTCCATAAACTTCACTCCCTATACCTAAAAACGGAGTAAATACTACATCGTTAGGATTGCTCCACAAATGAATACACCTCTCTATAACATCAAGCTGTAATGGGCTTATATGTTGTTCGTCTTTTTCATCTCTTCCACCACGATATTGCAACGTTCTGCTTTGATTAATATCCATCCATACCGGACTGGCGTATCTTTGCCACACCTCAATTGAATACCATCTTTTTGCCTCTTCTTGTGACTGTCTTTTTAGACGGTTTTCAACCGGCTCCGGCGCGTTGCCCTCACCGATATAATATTCAAGCCTTCCCGCGACTGGCTCTTCATTCTTTCCCGGCTTGCGGAATGTAAGAATATAATCTGCCAATCCTTGCCCGCTAATTGTGCTGTCTTTTTCCATCTGTTTATGAAGCAGTCGGATTGACTTTGTGCGTTGCTGCGCGACTACGGGATCTTTCCAGATGCAGACCTCGGAATGAAAATACCATCCCTTATCCTGAAAAGATCGAACGCACTCGCCGCGAAAATCGCGCATCCCGATAAATCCGTTTTTTGTAATAGATGTTGGAAGCTGCATACAATGGACGCTAGCAAGCCTTCCGGGTTTTGTAATTCTATATAATTCTTCAATGATAAAGCCATAATGGTCATAAAATTGTTGCCCCTCCGAGTTTGATACGTCACGGTCAGAGTTAGAAAACTTATAAAGTCCTTCAAAGGGCGGCGAGTGTAGGGAATAACCCACGCTATCTGTCGGAATAGCGGGCATTAATTCACAAGAGTCGCCTTCATAAATAGCATATTTGTCAGTGATTACTTGGTTGATTACGTTTTTCATTTCTTCTCCTATGACGTTAAAAATGATGGCAGTTTAATGTTTTCGCTTGGCACATAGTCAAGCGTATCTCTAGTGGCACCGCGTATTTCTTTTGATGATAAATCAGACATATGCTTAACCATTTGATCCATCATGTGCTGCGCCTGCTGTTCTTTTCTTTTTATATTTGCAACAACCGCCCCCTCAATTTCGCTGGCTATAAAATGCGCATATACTGGCCGTGTTTGACCAAAACGCCAAAACCTTCTTATTGCCTGATAGATTTGTTCAAAACTATCATTCAAACCAACAAAAACCGTATTGTTACAATGCTGCCAATTCATTCCATACCCAGTCAGGCTTGGCTTACTAATTAAAATTCTAATATTGCCATTGGCAAATTGATCTAAAATGTCTTCCTTTTTTTCTTCAGACATTGATCCAACAATTTCTATAGAGTTTGGTATTAAATTTGCCAACATTGAGCTTTCATCATTTAAATTGCACCACACAACCCAATTCTCGTTTGGTTTTTCAGAAACGATATCAGCCGCCTTTTTTACTCTATCTTCTATAGTTGCCCTGCGCGCGGCCAGTCTTTCCCCCATTGATTGCGCTTCTAGCGGAAATAGCATTCCCGTTTCAATATTTGGCTCATATTTTGCTCCGACAGTATGCTGTATTTGAATTAATTCTGGCAAAACATATCTTGATCCATCAAAACCAATATCATTTGGAGACTGCAACATAACAGACCAAGACGCCATCCATTTCCAAAACTCGCTTTCGGCGTGTCCTTTTAATCTCCAGTCTTGCGTCTTCGCGGCATCGTGAACGAAAAATGTTGATAGCATATCGGTATATGACATGATCCCGCAAAATTCAGAATGATTTCCAAGCTCCATATAATCATTTGGGCTTGGCGTTGCCGTGGCCGCCAGCCTATATGGTATTTTTTCACATTCTTTAATTAGTTTTGTTCTGTAATGTCCAGATTGGTTTTTAAGAATTGAGCTTTCATCCAAAACAACCCCTTTAAATTTACTAAGATCAAAATGATCAAGCTTTTGATAGTTTGTTATTTGAATTGGTTTTTTGCTTTCTTCTCCAGAATGAACGTGATCAACATCAATTCCGAATTTTATTGCCTCTCTTTTCATTTGGGCGGCAACGGCGAGAGGTGTAAATATAATGGTTTTTTCCCCAGTAGCATCATATAACGCCTGTGCCCAAGATAATTCCATTAAAGATTTCCCTAGCCCAGTTCCGGCAAATAAAGCGGAGCGTCCGCGTTTACAAGTCCATTCTGAAATAGCTTTTTGAAAATCAAAGAGATTTTCATTTAATTTATCTGGGGTAAAACCTACGGGATGAACAATCCTAGATTTTTTTGATAAAAATTCATCGTAATTCATATTGCCCGCCCATTAATTGTTGTGTAATAAAAACCTATTGACAAATTTTTAACATTGTTTAAATATAAGTCAATACCATTTTTTAAAAGGAATAAAAAAAATGATAACAGAAGAAGATTTGCGGCGTATTTTACAAGGGGAAATAGAAAAACATGGGAATAACGAGCTGGCAAAAATGTATGGCGTTGATAAGGCGCTTATTTCATTGGCCGCCAATAAAAAAAGAAATATAGGCAAAAATCTTGCCTTTAAAATGGGATATATTAAAAAAATTGTTTTTGAAAAAATATCGACAAAGAAAAGATAAAACTATTTTTCTATATCGGCCATAAAATTATCAATGGCATTATCTATTTTTAATTTAAACCCTATAGACGCATCGCGGCTATCATCTAGGGGCTGGCAGCACATTGAAAATCTGCCCGCAGAAAAAACACCAACATGCCCCGTTTCATCAATATATATCCGATCTCCTATATATGCCGTGTATTCTCCAAAGGTTGCTTTGGCCTCTTGATATTTTGATCTCGTATATACAAAAGCCTTGCCACGCCTAACCATAGCAGAAAACCATTGCGGAAAAGGTTTATGCGGATCAAATTCAAATGCTTCAAGGCATATGCGCGTGGTTAGGTATTTCATTACGATATCCTTGTTACCTGTATTTTTTTCTTTAATTTTTTTGTTGAGTATTTTCTATTGTGTCTTTTTCCGCAAAAATGGCAAGCAAGCCTGATTTTATCATATAGCGACATATCGAAAAATTTTCGATCACCAATATTCATTTTTGATAAATTGTATTTATTCATATTTTCACCACAAGACCATAAATTACCCCCCACGATTTATTCGCGGGGGGTATATTTTTTACCAAGGAATCGTATCGTCTTTAACCGTTGATTTTACGGACTCAACATCATCTATAATGTAATCCTTAATGTCGTTTCGGTCTGGATATTGACCAGATTTATCTTTTGAAATGCCAACCTTGCAAACGCCCGTTTTTCCAACAAGCTTATAAGCTTCAAGTTCGCCAGTTTCATATTCTTGTAAAAGATTGGTTGCCTCCGCCAAATGACGCAGCTTAAACTCCATCCATTCGCCAGAAACATAATCAAAAATGTTTTGACTTTGCCCGGTCGGTTTCACAACCTTAACCTTTAGCTTCATCATATCGTTTCCGTTTTTATCCTTTAAAGCGCCGCCCTGATCGTTTTGATCGTCCGCCTCAAGAATTTCAAAAGCATAATTGCCCGGAAGCCACAAGTTACCTTCGGCAATTTCTTTTTCTGTTTTTGGTTTAAACTTCATGTTATTTTCCTTCTTTCTTTGTTGTAAATTTTTCGTTAATTGTTTTTATAATAGCGGCGACTTTATCGCCATCCATTTCTTGCCAAGATTCGCAGTTTGCGGCTTTAAACCATTTGTCAACCTGACCTTCTGGCAATCTTACACGATCTAAAAGACTTTCAATTTCGTCAAGCTGTTCTTTGGATGCCAAAACAACCTGCTTAACATCCCCCTCCAAGATCTCTCGCCCATATCTTTCGGCAAAAGACGGATAAGACCAGTCAAAAACATCGGCATCTTTAAAACCAAGCAATCTTGATTTTGTAACTCGCGCCTTGTGTTGTCCGGCCTGTTTAAAAATATTGAGACAAAGATGAAGCTCATATTCCAACTTATCCCAAGCGTCGTATGTAACCCCGATAACGTTTCTTTGGCGCTTTTCGTCCAGTCCATAAAGGTCTTTTTCGTGTGCAACTAAAATAACATTCATGTCCATTCTGGTAAGCCACGAAACAAGACGCCGCATATAAGCAACGGCTGGCTTTTTAGACGCTCCGAAAGCATCTTTTTCGCCAAGCCTTTCAGCTTCTTTGGCAATTTCCATTGAAAAAATCTTAGTGATGGAATCTATCACCAAAGTTTTATATTGATGCTTTTCCGTCGCCAATGCCTCAATTTGTTCCATGACATTATCAAAAGATAACGACCCCTGATCGACGCCAAAATATGCACCACCTGATTTTTTAAGTTTATCAGTATAATGCTTCATATCAGCGCCGCCCTCCGTGTCTATATAATAGACAGACGGAAAATCAAGGCTTGTCCAAGTCTTACCAGATCCCGGCTTGCCAAAAATTAAAACCTTTGGTTTCGACGGATCGGCGTCCTTTGGATCAATTGCTTTTAATTTACTTGCCATTTTATGGCCTCCTTTGTTAAATTAGGGCAATTTGTAGCGCCGCCCTTAATGCGCTAAAACAAAACTAAAACAAAACAACATTAACATCAAGCAACAAAATGAAAAAAAATTCAGAAGAATATATGCAAATTTTTATTGCATCGTTCCTTAAAAAGTTGCAGGCGGCGGGAGGTGACTTTGTTTTCTGGCATACTCCTAACGGGGGCGTAAGAAACAAGGCCGAGGCCGGAAAATTAAAACTTATGGGTGTTTTAAGGGGCGTTCACGATCTTATTATCGTCCATAAAAATGGAATTGAATTTATAGAATTAAAAGAAGCCGGCGGAGGGCAATCAAAAGAACAAATAGAGCTTTCTAGCGCATTAAAAAAGTATGGCTTTAAAACATATGTCGTTTATATGGATTCCGTACAAGACGGCATAAATAAATTATCTAAAATTTTGATTGATGCTAACATTGGCGGAATAGATCAAAATGGAATTTCAAAATCGTCGTCGTCCGTTTTGGCGTCATTAATATAGGTTTGGTTTTTTTCTTTGGGAAAGTCCAGGCCGATATAATTTACGATCCTGTCATATTTCCCATCTTTTTTAACAACGATAGCGGAGGGAACTTTTAAGCACATAACATATTTGTTATTTATAATGTCTATCGTTTTCATTCCAATTAAGACCGATCCAGACCTATCATTAAGCCACTTATCCGCCTTTTGTCTGGCAAACCCATCGTGTTCAATACAAATATATTCATTTGTTACTGTATCATCATCATGAATATATTTTACCCGCAAGCATGGGGTTTTTCCTTCTTTGTTTAAATTGTGCGGCAAATAAATAACGTCTATAACATTTTTAGTTTGCGGTTCATTATTCGCCAGCACATTGCCATCGTGGGCTTTGGTCAATATTTGATTTTCATTTTTTGGAAATTCATATCCGCAATCGTTGCATTTTCTGGCAGCTGCGTGACAAATCGTAAAACATTCCGGGCATTCTTTCATGGGCGCTACGCCATCGCCCTTTTTTCCTTTTTCCTTTGCTTTTATTTCGTCTAAAAATCCATGACGCTCTATATTTCTGGCGAAGTCTAAAAATAGGCAATTCGGCTTTTGGCTATTTTTAATAGTGTCCCGACGATCTTTGGCGCTTTTATATCCATTAACATCAATAACTATTCTTGTCCCGCGTCCGGCCATTTGTAACAATAATCCGCCTGACATGGTATGCCGCATCATGGCAATCAAATCAACATAAGGAAAATCAACGCCCGTTGTTAAAACGGCATTATTCGTCAGCGCCCTTATTTTTTGTTTTCTAAAATCATCAAATATTTTTGCGCGTTCGTCTTCTGGCGTTTCCCCGGTTACGGTTTCCGCCGTAATTCCTGCCGCCCTTAAACAGTCCCTAACGGCAAAAGAATGCTGAACGCCATTGCAGAAAACTAACCATGATTTTCTATCAGATCCGCGCTCTATCATTTCCATGACAGCCGATTTATTTAAAGCGTCAATATTTGTGGCGGCCTCAAGTTCTTTTAAATTAAATTCCCCGGCCAATTTATGAACGTCAGATATATCATATTTTGTTTTTGTGAATTTTGAAGTTAATGGGCATAAATAGCCATCCTGAATTGCCCTTCCAAGGCCATAATCAAATACAATATCATCGAACAATGCACCATCTCCGCTTGTAAGACTTCCACTATCAAGCCTGAATGGCGTTGCTGAAAAACCAATAACAATTAATCTCGGATTTAACTCCGTCAGCGTATCAATTAATGATTGCCACATACTTTGATCTTTGCGAGATATCGTATGCGCTTCGTCCACGATTAAAATGTTAAATTTTTTTAGATTTTTGTTTTTATAGATTGATTGTATTCCGGCAAAAACAAATTGGTTATCTGTTTCGCGGCGTCCTATTCCTGCCGAGCATATTCCTATATCGGCACCCGGCATGATATTTCTTAGTTTTTCTGAATTTTGAATAAGAAGCTCTTGAACGTGCGTCGCCACCATAGCCCTTAAACCACCATTTGCCCTTGCAAGCCTTGCAATTAAAATTGCGATCATTACAGACTTGCCCGTACCCGTAGCCGAACACACAATAGGATTTCCGCCCACGTCTTTTATGTATTCAATAACGGCGCTGGCCGCGTTTTCCTGATAGACGCGAGGCTCTATAATTTTGGCATTAAAAAACAAGTCGCTCATTCTTTTGTCCAAACCCTTACAGATTTTTTAAGATTATGATCCCATATAGGTTCGTTCTTATATCCGTTTTGCTTTAAAATGCCATTTACGCGGCGAACGGTGTTTTCATCTTTTTCTTTGATCTTAAATCCCATCCTATCAATAACGTCTGACGTTCTAAATTCAGACATATTCAATTCTTTAATTTTGCTTAAAACAACATCTTCCCAGGCGTCTGACTGCAATCTTTTTTGACGCTCTTTTTCGGCCAGATTATTTTCATCGACCGTCGGGCCGATATATAATCCTGATTTATAATGACTTACAGCCTCCGCCCATAGCTGACCCTTAATATCTTCAAGCGTTTCAATATCAATCGCCCTCTCAACCGTAACTGGCCAATAGCGACGATTGCCCGTAGGGTCTTTTAAATATTCATAGTTGTTTGTCGTCGCGGCAAAAACAAACTGGCGCGGATAAACAACCGTCTTTCTTGCAAACGGTATTCTGACTTCGTCGCGCGTTTGGGTAATCCAATTTTTAATGGCATTGTCATCTTTTTTTGAAAATCCAGACAATTCAGCCAGCTCTATAATCAGGTTCCCCTGCATTTTTAAAATGGTGTCTTTATTGGATATATCGTTTAACGATATGGAATCCGTATGATATCTCTCACCATTAAATGTTGCGATTGTTTTTAGAAAATCAGATTTATATGTCCCCTGCCTTTGGCTTTCTAAAATTAAAACATGGTCAAATTTACAGCCGGGTTCCATGACCCTTTTAACGGCTGCTGTAAACCATTTTTTAAAAACAAATGATAAATATCCTTCCGATTCTTCACAGCAATCAAACAGATCTTGCGCCAATGTTTTAAGGCGTTCTTTACCATCCCATTCAAGTTTGGAAAAATATTCTTTTGCCGAATGAAATTTATTTTCATGCGCCACAACGTCAATTGCCTTGGCGGTTTTATCTATAGCGCATGAAAGCCCATATCTTTCCAGCGTGGCCGCCGCCTGCGTAATATGTATGTCGCTTATATTCTCAACCTTAAATCTGGTATCGTCTTCCCATGGCGGGCATTTAAGCAAAACCACGTCTTGCTTAAATTCATCATAAGCAAAGCACCCTAAAAAATCACGGTGATAAAGCATGTATAAAATAGCATTTTGAAGGCTGGAACTCACTAGCCTTCCCTTGCCATCTAAAATAAGATTGCTTTCCCATTCTGGAATGGTTGGCACGTTGGCGGGGGCTTGTGACTGCGAATCACTATCAAGGGATTGATTGCCCCCGCCTTCGGCCTCAATACCAAACGCCTTTTTAATGTCGTCTGGTTTAAGATCGTTAAAATCATGCCCGGCCATCGGCGGCATAACTACGCTGATATTTGTAACAGATTTTTGGCACTTATTAGCATATTTTTGCCCCGTTCCACTTTCGTCATTATCGGCGGCGATAATGATCGGGGTTGCCTTATAATACGCCCTGAACGCTTTGGATACTGGCAATAGGTTCCCGGCATCCATGGCCACGACAACCGCCATATTGGTTGCCTCTTTTATGCTGACCCCAGTTGCCCATCCTTCGCATACAATAATTGGCTCTGTGGGGTTTATCTGGCCAAGGATATGATAACACCCATGCTTTTTACCGCCGAACGGGAAGTCCTTTTTACCGTCACGGCGAATGATCTGCCATGAAACAAGATCGTGTCCGCCGTCTTTTTGCATCTCATACAGGGGAATAAAAAGATTTCCGTCCCCGTATATCCTTGCGCCATGCAGGGCTTTAAACCCCTTCTTTTCAAGATATGGGGTTGATCCACCCTGCTTTGAAATAGACCATTTATATTTTGCCCTATGGGCTATTTTTTCATGACGTTCAGCTATTCTGATATCTTGTTCTGCCTGACGCGCCCTTAAAATAGCCTTAATCCGCGACACATCGGCGCGGGTCATATTTTGGTCGTTTGTCGCGCTATTAAATGATATTTCCGCCCCGGATTTGAAATCCTTGGCATATCCATAGGAAAAGTCCGTTTCGATCTTAAGCCAATATGATATTGATTTTTTGCCGTGGCGATCTGCCTCGCAGGCAATCCGCCGGAACCTGTCAGATGGAACAATATCAAATGTGGACTTCGGAATAATGCCGCCATTAACCATGGCGGTTATAAACTTACCGACAAAATCCATGATGATTTCCCCCGTTGATAGTCATTTTTTTTCGCAGTCATGCGGATATTGGCATGTAATGATTTGAGTGTAAAGAAACGGTTATTTTTTATAATATCTTATTATTTTTTATAATATGCCATTTTTTCTGATTTTTTATTTTATTTTACATTCGCTTTTTCATGCTTAGAGCTACATTTTTGAGTGTTTTTGATCTTAAAATGTAGCTTACAGCTACAAAAAAAATCAAAAAATTTGCCTTATTATGTATTAAAACGACTTATTTTCCAATAACCTTGTAATGCTGTAATGAATTTGATTTTATTAAGTTGTTGAATTTATTTAATATTATTTTTTTTGTAAAGAAATCCTTACAGGATTTTTAAAAATCTTTGCAAAGAAATTTTCCTTGTAAGTTATTGAATTTATTATCAATTTTTGATTGATTTTTGTTGTTTTTCTATAATCCTGTAATTTGCGTAATGATTATCAAAATTATAACCCATTGATTTTATTAAATTAATATTGATAATATATATATATTTATAAAAAAGTTATATATTAATACATGAAAATCAAAAAATATGGTAATACCATTTTTTACAGGGTAACGTTGAATAAGTCGATTTTTCTTGTAATGTTGTAAGGTATTTGATTTTAAAGGGTTTTTTGGCGATTTTGGCGTTTTTTGCCTTGTAAGGAATTATTTTTTAAAAATATCCCTTGATTGTTTACAAGAATGTCAATATTATCATTCCAAGGTTAATGAAAGGAAAGAACATGACACAATCAAAACACACATCAGGGCCTTGGGTTATAGACAACGAAGAATTTGGCCAGCCGATTACGAATGGGATAGTCCGTTACTGCCCGCCTTATGGCGGCGGTGGCTACATCACTATTGCCGATTGTTCTCTGGCCGCGACTGGAAATAATCCAGAGTGGCAAGCCAACGCCCGACTTATCGCCGCCGCGCCTGAATTGTTGGAGGCTTTAGAACAGATAATTCAACCGACAATGATAAACGGAGACAAGCAAATAAAGGTTGATTGGCAACAACTAGCCCCCGGCGAAAAAATAATTCGTTGGGAATCGGCAAAGAAAACTATCGCCAAAGCAAGGGGGAAATAAACATGAAACTTTTATTTTTATTCGATGGTGATTTGGAAGCTGAACAATACACCGTGGAAATCGTATCGTCTGAAGGTCTGGAATTGTCTATCCATTTTAAAGAATGCGAGATAGATTGTTTTTATATCGGCGGGTATGAATTTACCATGAAAGATGCAAATATTATAAATGGCGTCTTTCTGAACTTCGGCAAAGGTCTTGATCTGAACATATTGCCATTGGCATCCGTTCTGCAGCAGGCGACATCACAAATTCAGGGCATGATTGAAGAATATCGTCAGGAAGCCGAAGACAATGAACGGCACTTTGCAACAATGCGATGTGCGTCTAGATATATTTAGGAAAGGAAACAATCATGAAAAACCGTATCATATGCTTTATGACAGGACTAACTATCGGGGTATTATCAATGCTAGCTGTAAATAGCCTGCACAAGCCTATTGTCCTTGGCTATGCCGAGGTCGTAAGCCCGTATATTGTTAGGGGAATGGAATGAAAAAAGACTTTGAGAAGGTATCTATCGACATTGGCGGAAAAACCATCGTCCTTGCTTCGGTTGAGCTAAAGAAGGGGTATAAACTCGAAAGGAAATAACATGCCATGGATTAAAAGAGATTCATCATTGGGCATCCCGGCGCACTATAAGATGCCAAAACCCCTTTCTGATAACACAATGCTAGGGCGCAACGGTTCTTATGATTTTGCTATAGAACAAAGAAAGATTTATTCAAAGATTGCATCTGATGCAAATATATTTAAAGATTTAAAAAAAGAATACTTAAAAAATCAAAGATGCTTTGATTGGATCGTAAAATATTACGAGGGCAATAAGGAGTGCCAAGGCGGATACCCGCAAGCCTTGGGACAAGATCTGGCGCAATGTCTTGATAATTCATTTTTGGCTATTGAATATAGATTGACACCATAGCCTATAATTATGTATGATTATTCTGAAAATAACAGGTGAAACAAATGCCGGGTGTGAAGGGCGTAACAAATAATCCAAACGGGCGTCCTAAAGGAAGCCAAAACAAAGACGTCAAATTGTCGCGCGAAGCTATAGCCAAGTTTGTTGATGAAAACACAGAACGCCTTCAGGGATGGCTCGACCAGATAGCGGAAGAAAGCCCGGAAAAAGCTTTTAACTGTGTTAAGGACTTGATCGAATATCACGTTCCAAAACTTGCCAGAACTGAGCTAACCGGAAAAGACGGCGAAGACATCAAAACAGTTAATAGAATTGAGATCGTGCCATATGAAGGCAAGGATAATACTGCCACCTAAGCTGGCTTCTGTATTTTCCAAGCCGCTGGGTGCCTATCGTTACAGGGGCGCATATGGGGGAAGAGGCGGGGCTAAATCCCGTTCTTTTGCCCTTATGGCCGCCGTCTTTGGTTACGCAGACCCAATCCGCGTTCTTTGTACCCGAGAGTTTCAGGTGTCTATTCGGGAATCTTTCCATGCCGAACTAAGAAGCGCCATAGCCCAGTACGACTGGCTGGAAGCGCATTATGACGTAGGTGTTGACTATATCAGGGGAAAGAACGGAACCGAATTTATGTTCCGAGGTCTTCGCAACTCGATAGGGTCTATCAAGTCATTATCTGACATTGATTTAACCATCGTCGAAGAGGCGGAAGACGTACCAGAGGAATCATGGCTTGCCCTTGAGGCAACCGTCTTTAGAAACTCAAAATCAGAACTATGGCCAATATGGAACCCAAGGGATGAAGGAAGCCCGGTAGACAGGCGATTTAGAAAGACGCCTCCGCAAAATGCAATCATCGTTCCCGTAAACTGGGATGATAACCCATTTTTCCCTGCCGGAATGGATGAACTAAGAAGGCGCGAAAGAGAAAGGCTTGACCCGGCAACTTACGCATGGATATGGGAAGGCGCATATAACATCAAGTCCGAAAGACAGGTGTTTAAGAATTGGAAGGTGGATGACATCACAGCGCCAGATAACGCCCAGTTTTATTATGGCGTTGACTGGGGCTTTTCACAAGATCCAACAACCCTTTTAAGGTCATGGATAGATGAAACCAATCGGCGGATTTACGTCGATTATCAGATTGACGGGGTTGGAATTGAGATAGACCACCTGCCAACATTCTTTTCGTCTGTCCCGAACGCGCATAAACAAACCATACGGGCGGATAACGCAAGGCCGGAAACAATTAGCTACATGAACCGCAACGGTTATCATGTCGAAGCGGTAGAAAAGGGCAAGGGCAGTGTAGAGGATGGTATTACATGGTTAAAAAGTTATGATATAATAATTCATCCCAGATGCAGGCTTTTAGAAAAAGAGCTGCGTTTATACAGTTACGAAATTAACAAGGCGGGCGACATTTTGCCAAAGCTACAGGACATGAATAACCATTGTATTGATGCGCTTAGATACGCATATGAGCCACTTATCAAAATGAAGGGCGGGGGATTTATAACCATATGAAATTTTTCAACTTTGAAAAGAAAGAAAACCCGACCGGAAGCGCCATGTTTATGGGGCATAATCATACCCTTAAAACCAAGGGCATAAACGAATATATTCAAGAGGGTTATAATACAAACGCGATTGTATATCGCTGCATCAAGGAAATATCTCAGGCCATTGCTTCATGTGAAATTGAAGTAAAAAGCAATGGAACGGGTTTAGACGA